TATGTTCGTTTTTTGTTCGATTCCCACATAACTGTCCAATAAATGGGACACTGAACAAATGTTCGATTACCGCACCAGTACGCGCATCAAAAACTGTCCGTGATAGGTGGACACATCAGCTGTCTGCTCTCGTCTGATCCTGTCCGTGTGTCGTGGATAATTGATTGTTTGCTTTGTCAAGTGTATTTTTAAATTGGTGCTGATGCATCAATCAATACTTCCGGGAGGTGACATATTATGTCAGCAACAACAGTCGTTATGAACTCTGAGGGCTTTTATTATTTAGTGGATCGTTATGTGCCAGAATCATCAAGTGATCCGATGCAGGCTGCTGTAACAATATTCGCAGCAGGCACATGGAGAGTGCTGGCCAAGCATGCACACTGCAGGCATGCTCTGACAGACAATATCCAATTGCATCCGGGCCAGATCGCGAGTGCTGCCGTGCTGGCTCTGGGGGAGATCGATATCCTCAAGGCACTGCAATTTTCCGAGGGTGAGATCTTGCGCATGGATGCTATTAATGCATCGCGCATGACTCGTGACATCGTCACATTATTTACACAGTTGGCTATATTGGTCGAGCAGGATCTTTTTGTAGATGAGGATCCTGAGCCCGAGATCGATATCCCTGACTTTGGAGGATTCTGATCATGGTATGCGATGAGCGCGACATCCGTTATAAGGTCACATTCAGGATCTGGAGACATGCCACGCGCGTCAAGTGTGTGCGTTACTTCACAGATCTCAATGAGGCTCGGGCATTTGCGCGAGAGTGGGACGGCTCGGAGATCAGGCGCGTTATGGTAAATGTTGCCGATATGATCATTATCGGTGAGAAAATATATGGGAGGTGCTAATGAATGGCAAGAATCAAGAAGTCGCTTTTGTCATGGGATTATGATCTTTATACTCCTGCCGAGCTCCGCAAGCTGCCAATGAGGCAGGTTAAGCGCGAGTATACCAAGCTCAGGGATGCGGTGAGAAAGCGCTATGAGCGTTTGAGTCATCATCCAAAGTATAAAAATCTCCCGGTTGTTAAGGCATACCGGGAGGGCTCCGGGCTCCGTAAGCTCCGCGACATTGATAGTGATGAGGAAGTTTACAGACAGCTCACATGGCTTGCTTGGGAGGCCGAGGAGGGTGATAGCTCTATCTCCAGGTTGGAGGATGAGGAGATGCGGGCAAAGCAGGTCACCGATGCTTTTATGGATGAGTCTGAGGATGCAGGTGATATCATCTCCGAGGAGGATCGTGGGCGATTCTGGCAATGGATCAAGTCAAAATATTCTAATGCCTACTTACCACCATCGGATGTGACGGATGATCTGATCACGGATATCATGGACAGATCAGAATCGGAGCACGGTCGTAAGGTCATATTTGGTCAATGGCGAGCTAATAAGGCAAGGGAGGGAGAATATAAATATGTTCGCGCATAAAGTGCAATCCATAGCCGCAGCCATCGGCTCCGGCTCACCTATGCTGACGAGAACGAAAAAGGAACCCAAGAGGGTTATCGACCAGATCGCAACATTTGATATTGAGACATGTGTTGATCCCGATCTGGATGAGAGTTATATGTATATATGGCAGTGGGCCATTGAGACCGCGGATCATGGTACTGCTTTATATATGCTGGGGCGCACATGGGATCAATTCAGAGCTGAATTACAAGAAGTCAACCGAGCGCTGGATGATCTCGATGCGTCTTTAGTATGCTATGTACACAACCTGTCATATGAGTTTGCATTTTTGTGTGGTGTGACAGACTGTGAGGAGATATTTGCGACCGGTGCGCATAAGATCTTATTATTTCATGTCGGTCGGATCCATTTCAGGTGCTCATACCAGCTGACAGGCTATGGGCTTGCACAGCTGACCAAGATCTGGCACTGCGAGCACGGCAAATTATCCGGAGATGATTTCGATTATGATGAAATCCGTTATCCTTGGACGGAATTAACACCGGAGCAGGAGGCATATTGCATCAATGATGTAGTGGGCCTGATCGAGGCGCTGCGCGCGCTCCTCAATTACCATGGCGACACATTGCTCACAGTGCCATTCACGAAAACAGGCTATGTGAGGCGCGACATCAAGCAGGCTTTTAAGGTCGAGGATCAGATCTATAAGCAGCTCAAGGCCGGAGCTGACGTGTCTTTATTCAAGGAACGGAAAAAGACATTATTTACCTATTGGAAAAGGTGTGATCTGCAGCCATTGACCGAGCTTTATAAGATCCTTAATGATGCTATGCGCGGTGGTAACACTCACGGTAACCGATTCTATGCCGGCAAGATCGTCAGGTATGCTGCAGGGAAAGACAGGTGCTCATCCTATCCGGATGTTCTGATTAATTGCATGTATCCTATTAAACCATTCAAAAAAGCAGGTTTTTGCTCCTATTCCGATCTTGATGCGATGCACAAGCGCGGTGTGCCGTTCGTGGTCAGGATCGCGATGCACAACGTGCGCCTCAAAGATAAGCTCAATCCCTGCCCATATATCCCATATGATAAGGTATTCAATTGTGCGGCACCGTGGCTCGATAATGGCAGGATCCTGAGCACCGCATATCTGGAGATGGCTATCACGGACATCGACTGGCATATCATCAGGGATCAATATCTGGCTGATGATATCATTGTGACCGAGTGCTGGACTTCAAAATATGGTCGTTTGCCTGAGTGTGTCCGCAAGGTCATCTTTGATTATTATAAGATTAAAACCGAGTATAAAGGTGTTGAGGGACGTGAGGATGAATATCGAAATGCCAAGGAAAATGCTAACAGCTGCTATGGTATGATGGCCACCAATCCGGTAAGGCCGGAGCTGGTATTCAATAAGGAGACAGGTGATTTTGATTATGATATCGAAAATTATGATATCGATCATGAGCTCCTGATCAATAAGAAAAAAGGCTTTTTGCCATACCAGTGGGGAGTCTGGACAACAGCATGGGCCCGGTATTATCTCCAGTTAGCTATCGATGCTGCCGGGAATGATTTTATCTATACGGACACTGATTCAATAAAGCATATGCAAAATCCCGAGGTTGATGATAAGTTGGCTCGTGTAAATCGTAAAATTCTTGCTACATCCATTAAAAATGGTGCATTTGCTCAGGATGTTACAGGAAAAACACACTATCTGGGTGTTTATGAGAATGAGGGCAATTACAGTAAGTTTGCGACTCTGGGAGCCAAGAAGTATATCTATCAGGATGATAAGGGTTTGCATATCGTTATAGCCGGAGTCAATAAAAAGGTCGGAGCTCAGGAGCTGGAGAAAATAGCCAAGGAGCAAAATGTGGATCCTTTTAGGCTTTTTTGTGACAAAAATATCACATTTAACGATGCAGGAGGCACCGAGGCAAAATATTATTATCATGAGCCATATATGGTGGAGCGAGACGGACACCAGCTGGAGATTACAGCCAATGTGCGGATCAAAAAGCATCAATATGTCATGGGCATATCCGATGAGTATGATGCGCTGCTGTCTGATGATTTTGTTAAATTTATGGCTCGTAAGTTAATAGAACAAGACACATTTGATAAGATGCTGGAGGATATTTGATATGACTAAAGAGGAATTGTTTACAGAGTTAATGAACTGCAGGAATGAATTGTGCTTGAAGTGTGGTGCGTACCGTGATAGCCATCTCGGCGCATGTGACTGTTGCCGTTATAACGATGATCATATTAAAGAGTGGGAGAAAAATGAAAAGGAGGATATTTGATTATGTGGAAAATTGATTTATATGTTAAACAGCTCACAAACGCTGTCAGGCGTTTGGATGTCGAGGATTTTAAGAAGTTTGCTGCACAATATCAGCCGATGATCCTGATGCGCAGTGAGAGGGTGATCGAGCTCACTATGTATAAGATCGCAGCCAATCTGGCATCATTGCCTGCTGAGACCAGACAGCGCGCAGCTGACTGGCTCAGGGAGCATGACAGCACACCGGATATCTGGAATAAGGAAAAAGCGCATCTCAGCTCTGTCTATGGTGAAATGAAAAAGGAGGATGCAGAGAATGAGCAAGTGTGATGATTGCGATATCAAGAAATGGTATGAAAGAGTAGTTGATTACCACATATTCGATGAAAGGGATTGCCCTTACATTTGTAAAGAAGTAGAACCGAAGGAGGATAATAATGGGTAAGTATTTAACATCAGGATGGCTCAATTTTGATTATCTGATGAAAATGCATCAGAATTTTATCTTTGCAGTCGGAGCTCGTGGCATCGGTAAGACATACAGTGCTATTAAGTATTGTATGGAGAATGGGATCAAGTTTGTTTTTGTCAGGAGATCCAATGTGCAGCTTAACTTTATCTCGGCTCCTGTCTCGCATGTATTGAGGCCATATCTCATGGACATCGGTAAATGGGATGACTGCACGACAGATCCGATCAAGGATGTCGGCTATCTTTACAAGGTCGATGATGATGTTGTTGCAGTCGCAACCAGCTTGAGCGCAGTGGCAAACATCAGAGGTTTTGACGGATCTGATTTTGATGCGATCATATTTGATGAATTTATCCCTAAAAAGGGTGAGAGGGTATTGGTCGATGAGGGTGCTGCGATCCTCGATCTGTATGAGACGGTAAACAGGAACCGTGAGCTGCAGGGCAGGCCACCGGTCAAGCTTATATGCCTGTCAAACAGCAACTCCGGCAATAATCCGATGTTTGTTTATTTCAATCTGGTCAATATATATGCGAACCTGCAAAAGAAAAACAAAGAGGTCTACATTAACCAGGAGCGAGGTTGCTGCATTGTCAGATATGATGCATCTCCGATCTCGGCTCAAAAGGCTCAAACAGCATTATATCGTTTTGCGCGTAATACCAAATATTATGACATGGCTATTGATAATATAGCCGAGGACATCACGGAATTTCATCAGGCCAAGGTCAATATTAAAGAATATGATCCTTTTGTCAAAATAGGTGAGATCACTATTTATAAGCATAAAGCGCTCCGGATGTTCTATGTCACGGAATACCAGAGCGGATCCTGCAGGGAGATAGCCGGTGACGAAAAGGGCATTATAGTATTCCAGCACGATTACTGGACGCTTAAAGAGCATTATGTAAACAACCACATCCAGTTTAACAATTATGCTGATGAATGTTTTTTCAGACTTGTATGTGGGCTCAAATGGTGATATTTTAAGGATGCAAGTATTGTGTGCCTAACAAGTAAAACAGAGGAGTAAAATTATGGGTATTTCAAATCTTAATAAGGGCAGCAAGTTTAAGTTTTCTTACAACAAGGACGATGTGACATACATGAACACTAAGGAGTATGTCCAGCAGTTTGGTCTTGATCAGGTCATGATCATGCGCGCATGTCACATCAACCGCAATGGCAAGTACGGTCCTCAGGCGACTGTTATTGCCACCAAGACAAGCAACGGCCAGATCTATGGTATCAACCTTCCGAGTCACATGGTCGATCTGGTGGAGATCATCCTCGATACACCCGAGTATATCACCGAGATCGATGAGCTCCGTGCCGGTATTCAGGCTTATGCCTATGTCGATAAGGACGGCAATGATCGTTATTCATTCAAATTCATTGATCTGGCATAATATACTTACGTATATAAAGTGAACGCATAAAACACATCAATCCACACAATACTGCATCGTTTGAGGCTCCTGATCCGTCAGGAGCCTTTTTTATATCCTTTTATAAAACTATCCTATTAAACGTACATTTGTTTGACTTTATTTGTCATTTGTTTTATTATCCAGTTAGAGCCGGGAGGGCCAACGCAACTCCCGGAAGGAGGGCCATGTTGGGGCGCCAACACAAACCCCGGCTCGATTTTAACAAATAGGAGGCATATTATGGACGGTGACATTATAAGCGCGATCACGACAGTCGGATTTCCAATCGTCTGTTGTCTGATCGTCATGTACTTTTGCAAATATGTCTTTGATAAATATAGGGAGGACATCAGTGGGCTCCGCGAGTCATTGGATAACAATACACATGTTATCGAGGAACTAAGCAAACAGCTGGAGAAAACACATGATTGAACTCAAGGTTAAAAGCGGTGACCTGACCTATGAGACATTAGTTGACTTAAATGTCAGGACAGGCCCATCATCCAGATATCCATTACAGCCGAGGGATCAGCTGACGGATGATGGGAGAAAACATAGCACAGGTTCGGTGCTCCACAAGAATACCAGAGTCACCGTGCTTGAGATAATCGTGAGGCCACAGGCCAAATGTGTTTGGATCCGAATTCCCTCCGGATATATATGCGGAGTGGATGGAGATAAAAAATATGTAAAGGAGATAAATGTATGAAAAGCTCGGAGATCTTGGAACTTGTTAGGGCAGGCTATACCAAGGAGGAGATCGATGCCATGGATGGAGCTGCAGCTGCCGATCAGACACCGGAGCAGGATGACACACCTGATCCCGATGCTGAGGAGCAGGCTGAGATCGCAGCTGAGGAGGCTGCCGATGAGGAGGCTGCCGATGAGGCGCCTGAGCAGGATGACGGTGAATCGCTCACACCTAACAAGAACGCAGCCGAGATGGATGCCATAAAGGCTCAGATCGCTGCACAGACAAAGGCACTCAAGCGGTTGGAGGATCAGCTGCTGGAGAAAAAAATCAATACAGGTGCCAAGGGCTCCCCTGACGCAAGTAATAACATTTACGATGTCTGGGCTGAGGCGCTTAACAAGTAAAAGGAGGATTTTGTTATGGCAAACGACATGACGTATGACCAGATTGCTGCCACGCTGAACGAGATCAACAAGCAGGTAACCGGTGAGGAGACCATCGCACCTGTTAATACATCCGAGTTTATCACGGTAGCACAGACACTCTTAAAGACAGGTTATGATCCTGTTATGCATGCCATCTCACAGGTAATGCATCGCACAATTTATTCCGCACGTAATTTCGATCCCAAGGTTGATTTCCTGCGCGTCTCAAACGAGCGCTATGGTAACCATGTTCGCAAGGTCAACTATCTCGACAGCGAGCTCACAGAGGATGTCAGATATGATCTGACGGACGGTCAGAGCGTTGACCAGTATGTTGTCAACTCTCCTAAGGTTGTTCAGACAAACTTCTATGGAGTCGAGACATATGAGAAGCCGCTCACTATCTTTGGTGATCAGTTGGATAGCGCTTTTTCTAATCCTGATGAGCTCGGATCATTCTGGAGCGGAGCGCTCACAAATGTCAACAACCAGCTCAACATGACCAAGGACACGACAGCCAGGATGATCATGGCAAACTTTATTGCAGGTAAGATCAATTCTGACTCCGGCAACGTACTTCACCTCGTAACCATGTATAATGCCGAGGCGGGTACATCGCTTGATTCCGAGACAGTGTTGCAGGATGGCAACTTTGAGCCTTTTGCAAAGTGGCTCTATGCTACTATCCAGACAGTTTGCGACCTGATGACAGAGCGCACGATCAAGTATCACATCAATCTTAAGGATAAGAATATCCCGAGACACACACCGTACCCGAGACAGCGCCTGACGCTCCTTGGAGGTGTCATGAATAAGATCACATCTATTGTGCTCTCATCCGTTTTCAATGATGATAAGCTCAAGATGGCATCTTATAATAAGGTCAATTTCTGGCAGTCTATCGACAGCCCCTCCGAGATCAAGGTATCAGCTGCTAATGTTCTCAATTCCGAGACAGGTGCTATCTCCCAGACCTCGGCTGTCAATAACGCTCATGTTATCGGTATGATCACCGATGAGGAGGCTATGGGCTACACGATCGTAAACCAGAAAACAACGGTCACACCTTACAATGCTCGTGGTGATTTTTTCAACCAGTATTGGAAAGGTGCATATCGCTACTGGAACGACTTCACGGAGAACGGCATTATCTTGTGCCTTGACTAAGCTGATCACGCACTCCGAGCGTATCATATTTTCCCTTGCGGGCCGGTCGGTTGTGGATTGCCGGCCGGCTCACTACTTTTTATAGGAGCATAAAATGATCATCACTTTATATAATCAGACAAAGGCTCACAATAGCACAGAGCGCATCACAACCGATGGACAGGATATCAATGGCGTGCTCAAGGATGAATCATCAATCGTTAATCCGGTTGTTAAGATGAGGCAATCATCAATATCAAACAATATCTCACAATACTCCTATGCATATATACCGGAGTTTGGTAGATATTACTTTATAACCGATAAAAGATTTGTTGATGGTCTGTGGGAGCTGCATATGCATTGTGATGTTTTGGCAACATGGAGGAGCCAGATCGGCAGCAGCTCACAATATATCATGCGCTCAGGTGTTCCGGGTGATGTCGATGATTCCATGCGCGCTCCCGGTCTGGAACCTTTCGTTAATACTTCAATGATTTTTAATCAATTGTTTGATGATAATGTTGCTACCCAGACACCCGGTGTTAATGATATCGGCAATGGAGTGTATATTGTAACGATGGCCGGAGCTCCTGATAATCCTGCAGGATCTTTTGTTAATAATTCATATTTGCTGACAAAGACGGAATTTGACCAGCTCCGCGAGGAATTATCTACAAGCGCATTTACAGGCATTGATCCCTCACTTGATGACATAACGGATAATGTTGCCAAGGTTTTGATCAATCCTTTTCAATATGTCATCAATTGTTATTATTTGCCAATATCAAAAGCACGACTTGATATTAATGGCACCAGCTCACATATCAGATATGGCTGGTATAGACTAAACACATATGGTCTTGTCCTTGAAAATCCTATAGTGATAAAGACCGTTTATGATGGCCTTTTATTCAAGAATCCCGAATATAACTCATCCCATAGGCGCATGTATAATTCCTCACGCTGGATAAATTATTGGATCCAATATCCGATGATCGGCAGGATCAATATTCCTAATGATCCTATTATCGATGCTGCGCGTTTAACAATATATTACATACTGGATGTTGTGAGCGGTGATGTTGTTCTGTGGGGCTTAGGATCTGATGCTAACGGCAGCACGGCTGGGTTTGAACGTTTTGTAATAGCACAGCAAAACTGGGGTGTTAAAATAGAATTATCATCATATTTGCGCGATGCTACAAGTGCGATAAATAGTGGCCTCGGGGTTATCAATACTGCCCAGAATGTTGTCAAGGATGTATTATCATGGGATTTTGCAGGAGCTATCAATGATGTCACCAAGGGCACTATCAGCGCAGCCACAGCCGGTGCCAGAGCTCGGGCAGCTCAGGTGCAAAATATCGGCAGTCAGGGTACATTTGCAGCGATCGGTTATCCCGGCAGTGGTATTGTTGTCGAGTATTATCTGGACACACATTCAGCCTCACCGTTTATGAGCAGAATTGGCAACCTGACATTAAAGCAGGCAACAATATCAAGTGTGGCAACATTGCCAAACAGCAACACACCTGCATTGATCGTGTGTGGTAATCCTGTCTTGGGTGTGCCTAAGCTCACCAATGTCAATTGGACGAGTGATGAATATAATGAGATCATAGGTTATATGAGGAGTGGATTCTACTATGTCTGAGAACCTGACAACAGCACTGCAAGTCGGTCAGCGTTTATGCTGGAATGAGGCAATAGGATATTTTCTCAGAGGATCTGAGGCCGGCAACAATGACGGTCACCTCAATCCGGATGTCGACTGCTCCTATTTTGTGGGATACTGTCTCCAGCAAGGCGGCTTTAATGTCTCCCCCGACTGGTACACCGGGACCATGATCACCACACTCAGGAATTATGCAGGCTTTACCGAGCATGTTTATTATCCGGGCATGACACTGGTGCACGGTGACATCCTTGTTTATGATGATGGAGGCGGTGAGCGCGGTCATACATTCTTTTATGTCGAGGGTGTTTATGGATATCTGGACAGCGCATGGGACACAGCCAGAGGCACTAACAAAGGCATCATTGCCAAAGGTAGGATGGAGGCTGCCGGATCACATGGCCATAAGGAGCCGGGAGATCAGGACAATGGATATGGAGCTCATACCGAGGTTTGGATCCATTCATGGTATGAGCCGGATCCATCATATACATGGTATGTATACAGATGGCATGAGACACCGGGACCGATACCACCACCGAGCCCCGGCCCAAGCAATATCCCATTATGGATGCTTATAAAGTTAGTGAATAATCGCGAGAATGGAGGTTGATAACAATGGCACGACAGATCAATTACATGTATAAGGATATTTATAACAGCAGTGTTGTGGCTCTCCCGAGCACAGTGCACGTCAAAGGCTCCGGGCTGGCCAACTTTTTCAAAGATTATCTGATGAAAAAGCTCATGAGTCAGTTTATGTTTACGCTCCCAAAGTATTGGGATCTCGACTACTTCCGTTATATCCTTTTCTATAACGGTTATATTGCCGTACTGGACACAGGGGCTGACAACTATGGCGTAATTCCGCAGGGCTGTGCACTCTCAGGCTATAACGTGTTTTACAGGCCCACACAGGCTATTGTAAGTAATCCTCTGATCCCTAAGACAATGGAGCCTTATATCAATATCGATTGCACATTGATCAAACTCACACCTAATTATAAAGGTGTTTGGGATATCATTGATTATTATGGCGATCTGCTCGCTTTATGCGCGGAATCGGTCGGAATTAACCTGATCAATACACACCTCGCGTATGTATTCACAGCTGCAAACAAGTCAGCTGCGGAATCATTCAAAAAGCTTTATGATCAGGTGGCCAGTGGTGAGCCTGCAGTCGTACAAGATAGGAACCTGCTTAATGATGACGGCTCCCCTGCATGGCAGGCTTTTGAGCAGGATCTCCGGAATAAGTTTATAGCTCCTGAGATCCTTGATGCTATGAATACCATAGAGGATCAATTTGACAGCCTTGTTGGTATTCCTAACGCAAATACAGATAAGCGCGAGCGCCTGATCACAGATGAGGTCAATGCCAATAATGCAGACACGATGCTCCTCCGGGATCTGATCTATGATTCTATCTCACAGGGCCTCGCTGAGACTCGCAAGATGTTTGGTTACACAAAGCGCCAACTTGATGTAAAATTAAGATATGACGTGACCGGTGCTCCGGTCGAGGATGATAACAAGGGAGGTGACAAGGAATGAGCAGGCAGGCTTTTTGGTCGCTCATGGGTATGTATAACCACGACAATGAGCTCCTGAGCACGATGAACTATCCGACAACATTCACGGATGCTGATAAAGATTCATTTATGTATGAGCTCTTTACCGAGACAGCCGAGATGGAAGTCTTATATAACGATCCGGATATCATGAAAATGTTAATCGGCAAGTGGTCAAAGCATCGTAAACCTATCTGGGATCACCTGATCGAGACAACACAATATGAATATGATCCGATCGCTAACTGGGATCGACATGAGACCGTGACCGAGACACGCAAGCGCTCAGGATCAGAGTCAAACAGCTCCGATGCAACCATTGTTGATGATGGCTCCGATGTACTCACAAACAACCTGACACACACCGATGATGATACGATCACCAGGACGCTGGACACGAAAAAAGGCGACACAGCTCTCAGGACAGACAACCTGAGCGAGACAGTCAGCAGGACAGTCACCAACAGTGGCACAGACACGACCACAAACAGCGTAAACGGTTTTGAGGGCTCGGCAACCAATACAGTTGTTGTCCATGACATCAGCGCACTGCAGCACGGTGCCAAGGCCGTTGAATCAGCAACGACCACCAATAGCGGAACTCAAGGCAACTCCAGCACGATCACCGAGACCGGAACTGTCACAGACACATATGACCGTCAGGGACGCGATACCGGCACGGCATCCAGAGCGCTGGACAATACTCGCACAGAGGGACGCACCGGCAATAGCACTCATTCTGATGATGAATCATTCACACGAGAATATACCGGAAAGGGTAACATCGGCACAATGACCTCGCAGGATATGATCAAGCAGGAGCGAGAGATCGCTATGATGGATATCATTGATATCATGATCAAGGAATTTAAGAACAGATTCTTGATCCAGATATACTAATAACAAGGAGGATATAACTATGGGACTTTTTGAAAATTCACATTTTCCCTACACTAACTTTCATGAACTTAATCTTGATAAGATTATGGACGTTACCAAGGACGCCAAGGAAACAGCTGACCGCGCTGAGACTAAGGCTGATCAGGCCGCAGCCACCGTAGGCACCTTTGACCAGCGAATAACAGAAAATACCGAGAATATTGACAACGCGCAGGAACGAATAACGGCCGTTAATGCTGTTGTGGTTCATCATTCTAATCAGATCGTTGATTTGAGCCAGACTGACAGTAATATAAATAGCGACTTGCTGCACACACATACAGAAATTAATGAGCTGTCTTTGAGAGTAGACGCTACTGAAGGAGACATTCAGACACTAAAGATCGATAAAACATCATGTCAGGTCGCGCAAGGCACCCTTGACGCAGGTGTGCTTGTTGGTACAGTTACCCAGCAGCTAACACCTGATAGCCCGGTCGAGACAATACGACTTTACGCGCCGACAGCAGGCAGCACAGTTGTACGAGCTATTGACATACCTTTTAATACAACCGGTGTTACACCTGAAATGACCGGCAACACAGTGCAGGCCGCTATTGAAGAATTAAATACCGGCATAGCTGACGGCCTGAACGCGCTTAACCATCAGACAATTGAGCCTAAGCCGGACAATTATCTTAAATATGATGACGGTGATTTGTCTGAACGTTATAGCGGTCCACATGATGATCTCGAATATCTTTTTGAAAAGATCGTTAGCAACATAAAAGGTATGTTCAAAACATTGGCCAAAAATGTCTATTATGACAATGCAGACGATAGCATAGCACTTAATGCTTCCTATTACTCCGGTAATATCACTGGAGGACAGACCACTATTTACATCATGATCCCATACAATAAAATCGTACAACGATATGATGGTTTTGATTATGGTAATTACCACACAGTCACAAATCCAATAGACAACCCCAACAATTATAGCTGGGTACTTAACGGAAACATCACGGTGCGCGGTGTGAACGGTTACATTCTTAATAATGTTGACCTGGCAAGCTCATCAATAACAGCAATCAGCTGCGTTGCAGTTGAGTCCGGCATACAAATTAAGTTGACAATACCGGCAGCAAGCGGATCCGCGAACAATTCACCAATAAACGCATGGTTCAGTGGTAACGATCCTTATATTAGGTTTTATAAATAAACCGATTATTACAATAACCCAGCCCGGTCAGCAATGGCCGGGCATTTTTTATATGACAATTACATGACATACAAGCCACAACCAACTCATAAACAAGGTTTATCCACCCCACACGGACAGGATCAGACGAGAGCAGACAGCTGATGTGTCCAC